AGCCGTCCGAATAGACGTAGCGGACGCTGCAGGCGTTCGACGAATTAGGCGTCCGAAGCCACCAATACCAGCCCTTTGACGTGCTGAAATTGCTGTTCGTGTATCCGTCGGCGTTGTTCACGCATTGCGCCGTAGGATAAGCGACGCGGGAAGCGTCGTTGCTGAATAGCGCAAGAAGCGATCCTTCCGCGATATTGTTTTCATTCGCAAGCCCCACTTCGGTGGTGGACGCAAGAAACATTTTCGCCTTGAAGGTTTCGTAACTGCCGCCGTCGGTCGAAGATTTAACAACGGTCAGCGTTGTTTCCATAAGCTCCGCAACAAACTTCGGATCAAGCATTGCAAGGAAGCCCGCCCACGAAGTGTATGGATTATACGTTACGTGCGTGTTCTTCGTCGTCGGTGCTTGATCCGCGCTGTGCTTTGCGCTGTACCATGCGCCCGCCGTTGCGTTGCTATTCAGCCATTGCAGAAGGTTTGAATAGATATGTCGGTTATTGCCGTAATTCTTGCGGTCGTTGTTGCTGTTGCTCGGTTCTTTCGCGTCGGAAGCCATGTTCTGAATGATCTTTTCCGTAATCAGCGTTACGGAATTCGACGGGTAGCCGCTGTGGTTCTTGTCGGCGATCTTGAAAATGATCTTCGATCCGAAGCGCGATTGATACGCCGAAAGAACCGGAACTTCAATCTTCGCGCCCACCGACAAACTGCCTAATGTTTTTGACATTGTGCCGCCTCCTTTGATTTCATTAAGCTGTTGTAATACTGATCCGTCCGCCGGATCAAGTGATAACTGTTTCCCTTTTCGGCGTGTCCTCTCCAGCTTTGATAGGATTGTTCAACGGTCTTTGCGTCGATCCGTCCCGCCGCGTGAAGGGCGGCTAATTTCTTCAACTTCCGCTTCATATTGTTCTTACTCCGGCGGCGCACCTTGCGGATCACCGCGCCGCTTTCGGTCAAGTATGTATGAAAGCCCAAGAAATCAACGCCGTGTTTTAAGGGAAAGATATTTGTTTTCGCATTCAGCGAAAGCCCGCGCGCCTGTACGAACGCTTCAATCTGCTTCCGGCACTCCTGCAAATATGCTTTGTCGTGATGGATCAAAAAGAAGTCGTCCATATAGCGCCCGTAATATTTGATACCCAGCTTTTCCTTTACGAAGTGATCCAGCCCGTCAAGGTAGAGAAGGGCGAAAAGCTGTGAAGTTTGATTGCCGATCGGTATTCCGACGTTGCCTTCGGTGCTGTCGATGATAAGATCAATCAGCCACAAAACGTCCGGATCGGTTATCTTCTCGCGGATTAAGGTTTTCAAAACGTCGTGCCGGATCGAATAGAAATACTTTGAAATATCGCCTTTCAGTATCCAGCCGTCAATTCCGTTCTTTCTGTAAAACCTCCGCATGAACTCTTGAAGCCCGTCTAACCCGTAATGCGTACCTTTCCCCACCTGCGACGCGTAGTTATCGCGAATGAACGATCGTGTCAAAATCGGTTCAAGCACGTTATCGCAAAGCGAATGTTGAACAACCTTGTCTTTGTAGCTGTTCGACATAACCACGCGGCGCTTCGGTTCGTATACCTCGAACGTGTTATACGGGGACATGGTATAGCGCTTCGTTCTGATCTGCGCGCTTAATAGGTTCAGCGCTTCAAGAAGATTAACTTCAAACTTTGCCGCCGCTCCTTTCCACCTCTTGCCTTGCCGCGCCTTTCGGTAGGCATTGTATAGGCTTTCAAAACTGTGTATCTTTTCAAAGTCTGTCATAATAAAAAATCCTCGCTGTTTATAACCTTTGCCAGCCGCCGGAAGGCGGTATGCTCCGGTATCGGCGATCCTGTATTCGTCCCCGCCGTGGATAGCGGCGACGGGATACACCTTCCTTTGATGGTGGTATTCTGCTTTCGGCTGTGCCTACTCGTTCACATAGTCCACCGAAGCGGGCGAACGCCATTGTTGCCGTTGTACGCGTTGTTGTTGTTCAAAGAGCCGTCCGAATTGACGTTGCGGACGTTGTTGGCGTTCGACGAATTAGGCGTATCAAGATGTACCCCGAACGTTTTTCAAGCTCTCGTTTTGTCCCGCTTCTTCCACGCGGTCGTCATGTACTTCACTTCAAGCGCAAGTTTTGACCAATATTCGCAACTGCTCATAGAAATAAAGCCCATTTCCTGCGAAAGCTCTATGAAAAATAGAAGCTCCTTGCAATAGGTCAGCGCCTTTGCTTGTAGCTTCTGCCGTTGTCTGTATTCCTGCGCGTCCCGAAGGTCTAATTCGTTCGCTTCAAGGACGCATTCGTAAATGTCCACCGCTTTATCCTGTATCCTGTTTACAAGCGTGAAGCGGTATTTCTTCGGGTAGCGCTCCGTCGAATTCGTGATCGTGAAGGTGTGCTTTACAAGGTCTTTCGCTTTCACAATCACGTTGAATTCCGTCGGTTCTTTCCGCTCCCGCTCCGGTCTTTGCATATATGCACCGTCCTTTCCGCATTCGCTCGATCATAACGGTATCGTCGGCGCACCCGTCGAAATCGAAGCCCGCTTCGGTAACGGTCAGCGTTGCCGCGTTCCCTGTAACCGTTGTTCCTGTGATCTGTAATACCTCCGCGCCGCAAGCCGCGCATGGCGGGGAAAGCTCCGCGAAGATATTTCCGATCACGCACGACAATTCCGCCGCCGTGCAAGCGTACCGCGTCAGCATTCGATCCTCTGCAAACTCTCGTTCCAAATGCCCGTAGACGTTACGCCGTCGAGATCATCGAAGAGGATCAAGAACGGATTTGTCGTAATGTCATTGAAAAGCACCGCTTCCAGCATATCCACGCGCGCGTCAAGCGCGTTCGTGATATTCAGAAGATTTGTTGCCGCGTTATCGTCAAGGACGTTTTGCAAGCCGTTAAACCATGCGTTGAAGTCCGCCGCCGCCTGTGTTTCAAAATCCGCCATGTGTTGCTCGAACGCTTCGTACTGCGTGTTACCCTGCAATTTCAGCGAATTCATATACGAAACAAGCGTGTTGTACTCCGCCGCCGAAAGGGATTGATATTCAGCGAACCACGCTTGAAGCTGTGCGTTAAAAGCCGCCGTGTCGATCTGCTGAACGACGGCGGCAACAACGCCGCAAAGCGACGTGTTCAAGCGTTGATCCGTGATCTTGCTTTGCGTGATTGCTGTTACGCCCGCGCCCACGTAGATGTCCGCCAGCGCAAGCTCGTAAACGTCCGCGTCCCTCTGCAATGCGGGCGCGGTAGGGGACGCGCTGAACGAAGAAGATTTGACCTTCACCGACATAATGCGGTTTGTTAAGTCCCAGCGGACGACAACGCGATCAATGCGGTTCAACTGTCCGTCCGCCGTGTCAAGCTCGACGGCAAGATCGCCCGTGTTGAAGTAGAAGTAACCGTTGATCCACGCTTTGCCCGTTTTAACGTTCAGCTTCATTCCGTCGTTTGCAACGACTTGAAGCCCCGTCGAAGGGACGGGGAAAACGCCGTTCCCGATGAACGAAGCAAAGTATTCCGCCCAATCCTCCGCCTTGTACGTGCGATCGTGCGAAACGCTGTTGAAGAAACTTGATTTTTCCATGCTGTGAAGCCCTCCTTTATTTCGTAATCTGCCGAATTTGTGTCAGAAGCGCGGGCAAGCTCTCGCCGAAGGTAATATCTATTTCTTCGCCGCTGGTTTCGTAGGTTTCCGCAATCTCCGTTATGCGAACGTCAATGCGGACGTTCCAGCGCTTATTGATACACGTTACCCGATCGCCTAAATCGTAATCCGTGCCGTACTTCAAATTCGCGTTCGTGTTGATCTTCGATCCGAAAGCAAGCGTTTCCGCGTATTGCTCCAGCTCTTCAACGCCGCGCGCGGAAAGAAGCGCTAAATATTGCGCGTTGGTAAGCGTTACGGTCTGCCCGCTCTCGTTTTCGTATTCCTGCACGATGTCCGTTGCATTGATGAAAACTTCGTCGCGGGAAAGCCCCGTCGAACTGCCGCCGACTTCGGCAACCTTCCGCGTTACGCCTTCTTTTTCCTCTCCGCCGACGTAAGCCGTTGTTTTAAGATTTTCAACGCTGTTCGTGTATTCCTGTTCCACGATGTTGTCGAACTCCTGCGAAAAGATACAAGGCGCGTTCCCTGCGGTATTGCCCGCCGTAAGATCGCGCCCTTCGTAAACGGAAAAGGTATGCTTGCCCGTGCGGGCATTTGTCAGAACCCGAATACCCAGCTTCGCCGCCTTCGCCGCCGTTTCCGCCGCAAGCTGGGCGTTCACGTACTGTTCGGAAGTATAGTCGATTTGCCCACTTCCGGTGTCTGCGTCGGTCGTGGATATGCTGAAATTCGGGATATTGCGCGCCGCTCCTGCGTTCGTGCAAGTCTGCTTCACAATGGCGTATAGAATGTTCTGTGTCGTGTCCTTCGTGATGATCTGCGTTGTCAAAATGCGCTTGCCGATCCACGAAAGAAGGAACTTGCCTTGAACCTCTATTTCCTCCATGCCCTGTGAATTCTTTGTGATGTGAATATAGCGGATTTCCGCCGCTTCGTTGCCGCCGCGCTTGATGATGATATTTTCCTTCACCAGCAAGCGGGCGTGTTCCTCCGTGAAGGGAACAAGCAACTTGAATTCGCCGCAACTCCAATAACGCCGCGTCCATATCAAGGACGAAATCTTTTCGACGATCCCTTGAAGTGTCATATCGCGGCTATAAACGTATAATTCCACCGCGCTACACCCCCAAATACAAGTTATTGTGATAGATCGAAACTTCGAGATTTTCGGCGTTCGCGTCCGCTGAATAACGGAAGAGATTGTCGCCCACGGCGATCTGCAAGTATGAACTATCAACGTCAAGATAGCGGAACGCGTCAGTAATTACGCCGCCACGGTTCAGCTTCACGGCTTTTTCACCGTAGCCCGTGGAAACGGTTAAAACGTCGCCCGCTACAAGCGAAATATTCAGCTTGATAAACTCCCGTGTATCGACGTTCAGCAATACGGGATTTGTAACCGCGCCGATCGCGCGGAACTCGATCCGGATACCGCTTTTCACGTCGCCGGAATTGTAGACGTTCACAATCAGCGACGGCTGGCGATAGCCGATTTCCCAGCCGTCGTAAAGCTCCAGCCCGTCCGGAACGGGGAATTCAAAGCCGCCGATCCACGTTGCTATGTCCTCGCGTGTTTCCGTTTCCTCTCTCCAAAACGGATTAAGGCAAGACAAACTAACCGTGAATTGCTCGAAGATCGGCTTTCGCTTGAAGATCGGCGCGTCGTCGATCTTGCACCCGATCACCCGCCGGAAGTCGCCGAAAACATACGTCAACGTTGCTTCGTACTGCGGATTTAATATGCGGTTCAGCTTCCGGCGTAGGTTCTGCGCCGCTTGCTTGTCCCGCTCCTTGATGTATCCCACGATGTCAATATCGCGGCTTTCGATCCGATAGCCCAAGTATGTGTCGCCGTCCTGCCCCATGCTGTTGGTGCTGTAAATAGCGTTCCGCACGTCGGAAAGTCCGGTAACGTCCTTGAAGTTTACGTGATACGAAGAAGCGGGGGAAAACTCTATGCTTTCCCCGCGCTCGTTCGTGTAGATCAATTTTTCTTGTGTCCTCATGCCATAACCTCCCGCGCAATCTGCCGGAACTGCCGCGCCGCCTGTCTTTGCTGTTCGGCGTAGCTCGTTTCGTTCGCATAGATGTTTTGCACGACTTCAACGGAAGGCGTACCGCCGCCGCGCTTGTCGCGCCCCTCTCCGGAACGGAATTCCGGAACGGCGTTCGACGTTTCGCGCCGGATCGAACTTTCAACGTCGCGCATTTCGCGGGCGAAGCCTTCGCCCAAGCCCTGCGCCATGTACGAACCGATACGGGCAAAAACCTTCGACGGGGAATTGATTTGCATTTCCGCTTCAACTGCCGCCACGATCTCTCTCATCATTGACCGCACTTTGCTTTCCAGCCAGCCGGACATATTTTGAAAGCCCTGCCAAATGCCGCGCACCATCTCTTCGCCCGCCGCCGTGAACTCCGATACGTAAGAGCGAAGGGCGGTAATAATGGGCTGAACAATTTGTGCAACCTTGCCCGTGATCTGCGGGATACCCGCGATCATGCCTTGCGCTATGCTCTTGTCGATGTTTGTTCCTTCGGTTACGAACTTTTGATGTTGCGCCGTGAATGCGGTAATAATGCTTTGTACGATCTGCGGGATTTTCTGCGTAATCTGCACGATCGCCGTTACCATTCCGGAAGCTATGTTCTTGTCGAAGTCCTGTCCGGCTTGATTGAAACGTTGTGCTTGCGCCGTCAATCCGGTAATAACCCGCTCGACGATCGCGTTCACCGCTCCGGACAAGCCTTCAATGTTCGCAATAATGCCGTTGTTCACGGCGTTTACTGCTTCCGCCGCCGTCAGCGCGCCC